TCAGTGGTGTGACGGCCGCGCTAGGCACCATGAATGCCTCGACCATCGTTGATGGTGCCAGCAGGGCCAGCGTCACAACCCTCGGCCTGTCACCGGCAACAACGACCAGCACAGGGCAGGTCTGTGCTGGGTTAGCTGTGCTGATCACGCCAACGTCCAGCGGTATCCTCGACGTGCGGGTTTGCATGAACACGCGCAACAATACCGCAAGCAATGGGCTGTTCGTGCGGCTCAGATATGGCGCCGGCACCCCACCAACCAACGGCACTGCAATTGCGGGCGTCGGCGCGGGTGTCGGCACAGGTGTGCAGCAGGTAAACGGGGCAGGCGGCTCCCCGACCGTGCCGGTGACGCTGATCGGCACCATCAGTGGGCTGACGCCAGGCACCACATACTGGATCGACCTGTCATATTCTGCAATCACTGGCGGTACCGTGCAGTTGTCCGCTGTCGATGTAATGGCGTCGGAGCGATAGGAAGGAAACGACACGCATGGACATGCAGCGGATCGAACCCAACCGACCGATTACTGTGCAACTCACACCCGAGCAGTGGAACGTCGTGCTGTTCGCGCTGCGCAACCACGCGCTGCCATTCGAGGTTTCCGCGCCAATCCTTAACGCCCTCACCGAGCAGTTCCGTCAGCAGGCACAATCGCAGCGGCCACTATCGACGGAAGATATGGCGGGCCAAATCGTGCCAGGGACATAGATCAAGCCATGCTTGATTTTCCCAACCACCCGACCGTGGGCCAAGTCTTTGGCGACGTTGGTCTAAGCTGGACCTGGGACGGCGTTAAGTGGACTTCCGTGCCGACCGACATGACGGGGCCTTTCCTGCCGATCGCCGGCGGCACGATGGGGGGTCCGCTGTACTGGACCGCAACCGGCAGCACGGCCTCGCGCGCGGCGCAGGACCGCTCTGACGATAGTGTCAATGCGCTGGACTACGGTCTTAAACTGGACGGCACCACCGACAACACGTCGGTCCTGAACGCAGCCAGGGTTGCAACGCAGCGTAATGGCTCGGTGTTCCTGCCCTCCGGACGCATTCACGGTCCGATTGCCACCACGGCTGGTCCGACGACTGCCGTGCTATGGAAACTGGATGGCACGACGTTCCCCGATGGCGCCACGCCTGTCACGCAGATCGGTGCGCCCGGTGATACCGTCGAAAGCTATTACAACGGATACAAGTTCTTTGGGAAACAGCAGAACCCGGTGGGGGCATTTGCCCCGGTGGTTCGGATTGACCTCTTACAGAACCTGACCGGCGCCGGTGGTGGCGGCATTGCCAACGCGCTATCGGTCAATGCCACGCAGAGTGCCGGCGACACAAGCCTCCTCTACGCACTTGCCGTGACATGCACCAACTCCGCTGCTGAGAACTCCGGTGGTATGGCGGGTATCCAGTCGACGGTCACCAAGGCAGGCGGCGGACAAGCCTGGGCAATCCAGACGGTGACGCGCGACACGACCGGACTGGCCAGTAGTGCCAATGGTCATGGCATGGTCGGCGTGGAAGCTGCTATCCGCGCCACCAATGTCGATGATGCCGCTAATGCCTTGACGTGGGGCGGCGTCGGCAATCGTATATGCCTCCATCTGTCGTTGACGCTCCCGGTCGGGACCGCCGCCGGCACCGAGGCCGGGTTCACCAGTGCCATTCGGGTGAGCGGCGATCCGGCAGGGACGCAATGCTATACTGCCAGCGTCTACGCTGTGGATACGAACGTCGATACGTATCAGGTGTTTGATGCGCGCGGTGCAAGCGCGCCGTTCAATTACGGCACGAACCCGGTCGCGGCACTGCGCATGGCAGCAAATCAGATCATCGACTTCAACGGCGGCCCGGCACTGAACAGCGTCGGAGGTGCATACCTGCAATATCGCTCCGCGACACAGCGGCTCTACTACGTCGTGGCTGGTGTCGATCAGTGGAGCATCGATGCGTCCGGCAACGTGCGAGCACGCGGCACGATCACCGGCAGCACCGCACCATGATGGAGCGCGGTTATGGCTGATACGCTGACCGGCTACTGGTCGATGGATTTGCATACGAGTTTGCGGCGAACGTGGGCTGACAATCCGGTTGCATCCGCCGGTTTGGTCCCGGACTTGCTGCTCTGCTGTAGATACGCAATGAGCTTATGCAGAATCCGTACGTCGTCGTTGACGTGGCCAAGCGCTGCGTTGCAGCCGCCGCACAGCCAACCACGGAAGTGGCCGCGCTGATGGCAATGGTCGAAATGCAGCCTGCGGTTGGCCTGATTCGGCCGACCACAGACCTCACAAAGAGTAGGGCGGGGACGGCCGGCGAGAGCCTCAAGCTCAGCGCTTTCTTTGGCGAGCCGGTCGCGCCTGTACTGTTCGCGCTTTTCGGGATGCTCAGCGAACCATCGTTTGGTGTTCTTGGCATGGCGCTCCTTGTTTTCTGGCTCAGCGCGGTAGGCGCGGATTTTGTCCTTGTTGGCTGCGGCGTAGATACGCCCTTGAGCAGCGGCCTTGTCGCGATGTTTGAGGCGGAGGCTGGCCCACTTTTCCGGGTTAGCTGCGCGCCACGCTCGCATTTGTTCGTTAATCTTCTCGCGGTTCTTGGCGTCCCAGGCACGTCTGACGGCTTGCGCGTGCTCCTTGTTGTTTGCCCTGTGCGTTCGCGCGTAGGCGCGCCACGCCTCGCGCCGTTCTTCGACGGTCATGTTACGTCTCATGCAGCCACGGTCCTTTGTCGCGAAGGATTGCGGTTAGGGGCGGCGGCGATGTTTCGAGCATCGCCGTCGTTCCGTTATTGCACGGAAGGGGCCACCTGACAATGGCGGATATGTATACACAAGCGTGGGGGCTGACAAAACCCGAGGTGGGGCAAAGTCGTGACACTTGGGGAACGAAATTAAACACAGACCTGGATGCGATCGACACGCTGCTGCAAGCGCTGCAACCGATCGGCGCGATGATCGATTTCGCGGGCGCCAATGCCCCGACCGGCTGGTTGCTGTGCGATGGCACGCTGTACACCAAAACCGCCTATCCGCTGTTGTTCGGTGTGATCGGCAACCGCTTCGGCGGCGATGGCGTCACCACGTTCATGGTCCCTGATGCGCGTGGGCGTATGACGGCCGGCGCCGGCAGCACGACAGGTGATTACAGCTACTCTTTCGGCATTGGTCTCGCCCAGAAAATCGGCGACTGGCAAATCCCGATCACGCTGAACAACCTGCCAAACGCCAGCATCATCACCGATACGGTGGGCGGGCACACACATGCCGGGAGCAGCGTTTCAGGCGCGGGTGACCATCAGCATACCGGCAGGACTGACATTAACGGCGAGCACAGTCACGGTTATGGCGCTGTCCTGTTGCACAACGGCGACCAGCAAATCGCTGGCGGGTTCGATAGCGGCTTCGGCGGCCAGCAAACCGACGTGCAGGGCTCTCACGTGCATACGTTCAACACCGACTACGCTGGCAATCACTCGCACGCCCTCGCGATCACCTCTGACGGATCGCACGCGCATACGTTCAGCCTGGGCGGCGGCGGCGAAACGCTCCGGGTGCTGCCGGCAACGCTCGGCATGACGAAAATCATCTGCTGCGGGCCGCCCTCGATGCAGGCCGCGATCGCGGTGCTGACGTCCGGCGGCATGGCGCGGCTGATGGCCTCGCCGCTGCGCGGCGTGAACTGAGCCGTATGCCGAAGAACAACATCACCATCTTTCCGAAACCCGGCATCTACCGGGGCGCCACGCCGAACGCTTCGGTCGGGCGGTGGTATGACATGAACTTGGTGCGCTGGCGCGGCGGCCAGGCGCAGCCGGTCGGTGGCTCGATGGCGTTGCCGGCTGCGGTGGGCGACTCGGCGGGGCGCGACGTGCTGACCTGGCACGACAACAGCGGGCGCCGTTGGGCCGCACTCGGCACTGACGTTAAGCTTTGGGTCTATAACTTTGACACGCAGGGATTCTGGGACATCACACCGGCCGGCGTCGGGCCGCTGGAACAGGCCGGTCCGCGCGTCGGCTACGGCCTGGCTGATTACGGCGAAGCGGCCTACGGCACAGCGCGCGATCCAGCGGATATCGGTCCCGAGGATGCCAGCGCGGTGCTCGGCGACATCTGGTCGATGGACCTGTTCGGCGAAAACCTGGTGTTCGTGCCGACGCAGCACGGCGGCCTGTTCCAATGGGTGCCGAATGTTGACGGGGGTCCGGCGACCGCCGTGGCCAATGCGCCGCCGCTGAATGGCGGCGTGCTGGTGACCGAGGAACGCGCCATCGTGCTGTTCGGCGCCAACGGCGATCCGCGTCGGGTGCAATGGTGCGATCAGGAAAACCCGACCGTCTGGACGCCGGCCGTCGACAATCTCGCCGGCAGCAAGCAGTTAGAAACCGAAGGCCGCGCGCTGCTGTCCTGCAAGGCGCCCGGCGGCAATCTGATCATGACCGACAACGATGCGCACCTGCTGGCCTATGTCGGGCCGCCGTACGCGTACGGCATCAAGCGGGTCGGCGCCAACTGCGGCCCCTGTTCGCGGCGTGCCGTGGCCTATGCCGGCGATACCGTGCGCTGGATGGGACAACAGACGTTCTGGCAGTATTCCGGCGCGGTGACCCCGATGGCCTCGGACGTGTCCGACTGGCTGTTCTCGCTGCTCAATCGCGGCTTCATCGGCAAGGTGTTCGCCGCGCCAAACCCCACATTCTCCGAGCTCTGGTGGTACTGGCCGAGCGAGGCGGCGCAGGAGTGCAACCGTTACGTGGCGCAGGATTACGGCGACCCGAGCGTGCCGTGGATCATCGGTCAGCAAAACCGCACCGGAGCCGACACGCGCGGCAGCATGCTGCGCCCGGTGCTCGCCGGTCTCGATGGAAAACTCTATCTGCACGAATACGGCTGGACCGACGACGGCGCCACGCGGGTCGGGCAAATCTATCTGGAAACCGCTGACTTCATGCTGTCGCCGGAAACCAACACGCGGTTCCATGTGCGGCAGATCAAACCGGATTTCGTCGGGCCGGCGAATCGCGTCGGCTATCGGTTTTTCCTCTGGGAACAGCCCGATGGTCCGCAGTGGGATACCGGCTCCTATCCGGTGATCAATGACTCCGGTCTGGTCGATGCGCGGTTTTCCTGCCGGGGCCTGCGCATGCGCATCGAGGCGTTGTCCGATGGACCGTTCGCGATCGGCCGCACGCGGCTGGATTGCCGGCCCGGCGGGAGCCGATGAATGGCCACGCCACGCTTCCCGACGACCAGCTTCACCGCGCCAAACACCGGCTCGCTGGATCAGCGCATGCGGGTGATCGCGGACGCCATCTCGCGCAAGGCGGATCAGACGCAGGAGCCGATGTATGCGTCGGTGTTGCTGCTGGCGCCGGGCGGCGCGGTGTGGCGGATCAGCGTGGACGATGCGGGCGTGCTGTCGACCGCCGTGGTGGCGCGGTCATGATCGAACAGCAGATCGCGGCGGCGTTGCTGGCGGCCGGTGATCTGCTGACGGTCGATGATCTGCGTGCGCTCGCGGTCGCGCGACGCGTGCAATGGTGGGGTGACGAACGTGTGGCCATCGCCACCGAAGTGCTGACCTACCCGCGCCGCCGCGTGTTGAATTGTTTCATGGCGGCCGGCGAGCTCGGCGCGATCTTCAATCTCCAGAACGACGTGGTGGACTTCGCGCGCAACATGGATTGCAGCCACATGATCGCGCACGGTCGGCCGGCCTGGGGGCGGATCGGTCGCGCCTACGGCTGGGCGCCGCGCTCGATTCAATACGTCAGGGAGGTGCCGTCATGACCGGCTTTTGGCGCCCACCTTATGCGACGGATTTTCATATCGCACGCGGTAGTGGCGGTGGTGGTCAGCAGACCACGACGACGAAAACCGAACTGCCGCAATTCGTGCTGGATCAGGTTCAGAATAACATCGGCCGAGCCAATGAACTCGGCGCCGCGCCCTATGTCACCAATCCTTATTCCGGTGTCGCGCCGACCTCGCCGACGCAGACCCAGGCGTATGGCCAGATCGGCGACCTTCAGGGGCGCGCGCAAACCACCGGCTACGCGCCCGCCGAACAGCAACTGACCGGCCTGCTCGGCCAGGCGGCGCCGGTCACGGCGGATCAGATCAGCGGCAACGTATCGAGCTTGATGCGGCCCTATTCGGATATCGTGATCGACCCGAGCCTGACGCTGATGCAGCAGCAGTTGGCGCGCACCAAGCAGCAGATCGGCGCCAACGCCGATGCGGTCGGTGCATTCGGCGGCTCGCGACAAGGCGTCGAGGAAGGCATCGCCGACTCGCAAGAAGCATTGCAGGCGGGACAACTGAAATCCGGGCTGCTGCAATCCGGCTACAACGCCGTGCTGCCGGTGGCGGCGGGCATCGCCAACCAGAATCAAAACCTCGGCCAGTGGGCGACCTCGCTGCTGCCGCAGATCGCCACCACGGCATCCGACCAGGGGTTGAAAGAGGCGGGCGCGCTGGCGGGCGTCGGACAGCAGCAGCAGGAGCAAGCGCAGAACATCATGAACGTCGGCGCAGCGAACTACGAGGCGGCGCGGATGTGGCCGGCGCTCGGGCTCGGCTTGCAGGAGCAGGCCATTAGCACCGCGCCGTTCGGTCAGACCAGCACCAGCACCGGGCCGGGAGCACCATCGAACACGGCCGGTATGGTGATCGGCGGCATCGGCGCGGCGGCCAGCGTCGCGGCGGCGGCAGTGGCGATCTGAGGGAGGCGAGGAATGTCCGGCTATACCGGCGGCGGCTGGGATGATGCCACCAACCTTTGGGCCGGTGGCGCGGGAAGCTGGGGCGACAGCACGGTGCCGAGCGCATGGAACACCATGGACCCGCCATCGTCATCGTGGTGGACCGACCCCAAGACGAAGACCGAGCTGAGAGGGCTGGCGCAAGGTCTGGGTGGCGTTAAGCCGCTGGCTGACCCGAACGCCGCCAGCGCCCGGCCGCCGTTTCCGCAGGCGGGCATCCATCAAGGCCAGGCGGTCGATGCGCTCGGGCAGTACCTGCAAATACTGCAAGCCCGCCAGCAGGCGTTGCGCACGCAGTTCCTGCCGAAGACGGCGGGCTTGCTGGGAGGTTAGCCGATGGCCGGTCTGCTCGATCTGAATGACGCCAGCGACCAGTGGACCATCGATCCCACCACGTTGGCGGAAATGGCGGCGGCGACCGGTACGCCAACCTGGACGCCGGGCGCGAGCGATACGACGCTGGCGCCGACCAGCGCGGAGTCGGTGCCGGCCGCACCGCCGCCGACCACGATGGCCGATAGCGGCGGTGGCGGCGGCTTCTGGCACGGTCTGACCAGCGGCATCGGCGACGTTGGCCTGGCGCTCGGCGGCGGCATCGATCCGTCGATCAGCGGCGAGGCCGCTGGTGTGGCGGGGCGGCGGGCGCTGCTGAATTTCAGCCTCGCGATGCTCGCGAACAGCGGGCCGAGCTACACGCCGCGCAACTTCGGCCAGATACTGGCGTCCGGTCTGTCGGCGGCCGGCGAATCGACGCTGCAAACTGAACAGAACCGGCTGAAGGCGCAGCAGGTGGCGGCGACCTACGCACTCAAAGCCGGGCAACAGAAAATTCAGGAATATCTCGCGACCATCACCGGGGCCAAGGCGGCGAAAGAGCTCGGCGTTGCGGCCAAGGTGTCCGCAGCAGCAGGGGGTGGCGGCGAGACCGCACCGGCCAGTAGTGCCGCACCAGCGGCGCCCGGCGCTGCGCCCGCGTCGGCGGCGGATTTCGTGGCGCAGAACACCGAGACGTTCAGCGACATTTCAGCGAAAACCGGACTGCCGGTCGAATTCATCGCCGGGCAGGCCGGCAATGAAAGCGGCTGGGGCACATCGCGCGCCGCCGTCGAGGGCAACAACCTGTTCGGCCTGTCGGATGCCAACGGCAAGCCGCTGTCGTTCCCCACCCGGCAGGCCGGCATCGCCGCCTACGTCAACCTGCTGAACACCCGCTACAAGGATGTGCCGCGCACCGGCTCGCCGACCGATATCGGCATCGCACTCGGCAAGGCCGGCTACAACATGACGGTGCCGGACTACGGCCAGCGGATCGGCAATTTTGCGGCCCAGGCGGCGCCGTTGCTGGCGCGCCCGGCCCGCACGCAGCTTGCTGGACCTGGCGTCGGTGGCGCGCCATCTGGCGGCGCAACGGCGCCCGCGCCGTCCAGCCCCCCTCCAAGCCCCGGCACGGGGGTGGTCGGGCCACCGGCCGCCACGCCGCCGGCAACCGTCAACGCGGCGCCGCCGACCGCGCCGCTGATCCCAAGGGCCACCTTGGCGCCGCCCGATTTCAGCGATGTCCCTGGCCGCCGCGCCGCGCTCGCAACGACCTATCAGCATCAGCTCGCGAACGTCGCCAACGCGGGCGACCCGAACCTGCGGGAGAAAGCCGAGACGGAGTTGCGGGCCGGAAACGCGGCGATCGATAAGGAGGTGGCCGACCGCAAGGCCGCCTACGCCAAGGAGGCCGCCGAGTTCGAGGCGAAGCAGAACGCGGAGGAAGCGAAGCTTCGCGAGGAGAACGCCCGCGCCGCTGCAACGCTCGCAGCGGAGAACGCCCGCGCCGAAGCCGAGCGGCAGAACAAGCTGGACGTTGAGGCTGCGAAGGCCAAGGCCGCGATCGACACCGCGCACGCCACCAACATCGGCCACATCATGGCGAAGCGGCTGGAAGTCTCCGGCGCCGATGCGGAGGCGGCGCGCCAGCTTGCCAGCAAGGTGGACCAACTCGATCTGGTGGCGCCCGTCATCATGCAGGGCGGTCCGGATTTTGTGGCGGACAAGCATCCCGAGGTGCGGGACGTGCTGCGGCAACTCGGCGCCGGCACCGAAAGCCAGTGGGCGAGATGGAACGCGCAGGATACCTGGCAGCAGGTCATGAAGCAGCTCCAGGTGGGCGCCAACGCCGCATTCAAAGGCTCGGTGTCCGACTATGAGGAACGCATCGCCGGCGCCAGCTTCCAGACCCTATCGCAAGACCCGCAGAACATCCCGATCGCGCTCGGCATGCTGCGCGCCGCCATCAACCGGAAACAGCAGATCGACGCACTGCGCAACGACTACGCCAGCTCGCCGCAAGGCAAGGCGAACGGCACCGCCGGCATGGAGCAGTGGGTGAATTCGCAACTCCCCGGCTTCGACCCGAAGCATCCTCTGGACCCGCCACCGCTGTTCCAAAAACCGGCGCCATTGACCGCGCCGGCATTTCGGCCAGGCACACCGGAGCGCGCGGCAGCGGAGGCGGCCGACACCGCCGCGACGCAGGAGTACGTCAACGATCCCGACAAGGCGCGCGGCATCCCGTTCCAACTCTGGCAGACCATCAAGGGGGCGGACGGCAAGGATCAGCGCGTCCTGGGGTGGGCGGTCAAAGGGCCTGACGGGCGCTGGCACACGCAAGCGTTCCAGCGGGGTGGATGATGGCAGACGACGCCTGGACACCGCCGGTCAGCTTCCTTGACAGCAATGGCGCGGTGATCCCGCCGGGTGAGGGCGGCGCGGGCCATGTCGGCGATGCGCAATGGTCACCGCCGGTGACCTTCCTTGACGAAAATGGCCAACCAACGCAGCCGGTCGGGGCGCCCGCCGCCGCGCCGCCATCGATCCTCAACAGCGGCTGGCGGGTGGCCGGGCAGCAGCTCTGGGACGCCGGCGCGCGCGGCGTCGGGCTCGGCGTGCGGGATGTGCTGGCGGGCGCCAGCGCGCCGCTGACCGGGCTGGCTGACCTGGTGACGTGGCCGACGCGCGTCGCGCAACGGGCCGCCGGTATTCCGACCACAGCGCCGTCCGACCTCGCCGCCAAGGTGATCGATGCCACCAATCTGCCGACACCGCAGACACCGACCGAAAAGAACATCTCGACGTTCAACCAGGGCGCCGCCGCCACGCTGCCGAGCCTGGTCGTGGGCGGCGTGCCGGCGCTGGCGGCGCGGGTGCCAACGGTTGCGGCGCCGTTGGTGGCCTCCCCGACAGCGAGCGCGCCGCAGGCGGTCCGGGCGCTGGCGACGGGCGGGGGTGGGGCGGTGGCCGGCGAGAAAGCCGCAGAGTCGCCGTACGTTCCGACCTATCTCAAGCCGTACGCCAACCTGGCGGCCGGCATCGCCGCTGCCAGGTTCGCCGACGTGGGTCTGAACCTCGGCGGTAAAACCGTGAACGCCATCGCCGGCAACATGAGCCCGACCTATGAGGCGTTCCGGCGGCAAGGCGTCGATACCAGCTTGCCGGGCACCGTGGCGGGCGGCGAAGCCGCGCAGTCCGTCGAAGGGTCAGCCACGCGGATACCGTTCGTGGCGTCGGCGCTACGGCCGGTGCAGCAACGCGTCATCGGGCAATTCGGCAATGCGGTGGAGCGCACCGCTGCTCAGTTGGACCCGGCCGGGATTGGCGTCACGGCGCAGACGACCGGCGAGCATGTGCAGAACACCTATCGCAACTGGGTGGACAACATCTTCAACGGGCCGCAAGGCCGGCAAGCGGCGGCCTGGACCCCGCTCAATCAACGCATGGCCGGGGCCTCGGTCGATACGGCGCCATTCCGCACCGCGCTGACGGAGGCTGCGGCGCCGCCCGCCCTCAACAGCCTACCGGCAACCCAACAGGCGTGGGCCTCCGGGCAAGCACAACGGTGGCTCGCTGCACTGGACGCCGACATCGGCAGGAGCAACCTGAGCTGGGAACAGGCGCAGGCGATCCGCACCCGCATCGGCGACGCGATGGGCACGCCTGGTATCGTTGACGCGATCGGCATGCAGCAGTTGCGACGGATGTACGCCGGCCTCGCCGATGGCATGCAGCGAAGCGCGGTCGCGCACGGCCAGGGCGCGCTATTCGATAACGCCAATGCCGTCACCACGGCCGGCCACAATTTCATCGAGACTGTGGGGAGCAAGATCGCTAAGGCGAACAACCCGTTGCAGGAGACGGTGGCGCCCGAGCAGGCGACCAACAACATCCTGAACAGCGGCGATACGACCATGCAGGCGATCCGGCGGGAGCTGCCGGACGCCGCCGATGTGCTGGGAGCCTATAAGCTACGGCAGGCGCGGGCCGCCAAGCCATCGGTGGCAACCGCCTATGACGACACCTCGACCGGCAGCTTCCTGTCGAACCTCAATCGCATGCGGCAGACCACGCCGGGCGGCTATGACGCGCTCTACAACACCCGCGCGATCCAGCAGCACGTCGACGATCTGGCGACGATCGCGGGCCGGCTACGGCAAACCGAGAGGCATGTGAACACGTCCGGCACCAGCGAGCAGCAGGCATGGCAGAGCTACCTGATGGCGCTCGCGGCGGCGGCTGGCAGCGGCAGCGGTACGGCCTTGGCTGGCGTCGCCGCCGGGGTGCCGGCGGCTGGGTGGGGCGTCGGCCGCGCGTTGACCAGCCCCACGCTGACCCGCTTCGCCGCCGCTCGCGGACTGCCGCCGCCGATCCTGGCAAGTCCGGTGACGGGCCTGCTGGGCAGCGCCGCGAACATGCCGACCATCACAGTGCGGCCAGAGCGGCGTCAGTGATGCAGTTGCCACTGATCCCAGATGATCCATGCGGCGACGAACGGCGTGGCGATGACCCAGGTCCACGGGGACGCCACGCACATCAGCAGCAGGGCCAGCGGCAACGGGCTGATAAAGATGGTGATGAAGGCCAGCACGACCACCCACCACCAGAACCAGAATTTCATGCCGGCCGTGTACCTGAAACGACCGGCCGTGCGCAATGACCGATCCAGGCGGCGGCCTCATCGCCAACGTCAGCGACAAGCTGATCAAGGCGCTGCCGCCGGCCTTCTTGCTTTTGGTGCTGCTGAATATCGGCTTCCTCGGCATGGCGTCCTGGGTGTTCTCCCACAATTCTGAGCAGCGGAATGCGCTGCTGACCAAGATCGTGGAAAGCTGCCTGTTGGATCGCCGCTCGGCGCCGCCGTAGACTCGGCCGGCAACCCGGTGCGCCGTCATGCCCCGCCGCATCAACACCGAGAGCTTCACGCGCGCCGCCAGCGATGGCCGCGCCAGCCAGCACAGCGCAGCGCGGCGGGGCTATCTCGACGCCGCTGCTGGGGCCGGGTTTTCCGGCTGGTATGAGGCGGCCAGCAAGGATGAGCAGTTGGCGTACGAAATCGGCCGCCACTGGGTCACCAACCTGCGCGCCGCCGGCATCACGCCGCCTCCCTGGCACGGCGAGGGGCCGCCACCGGAGGCGGTGCAGCGGGCCAATGTGCTGGCCAGCGCGCGCGGCGAGGGCTACGCCACCCCCTGGGGGGTGCTGGCGAACACCGACGATCCGGTGGCGCTGGAACCGCTCAGGGTGCGGATCAGGAACCAGAACAGCCGGCGGCGCGGCGGCGGGCGGGCCTGATCCGGCGGCCGCCGTCCGCAAACCGCGATTATCGGACGGAACGTTTGGCGTGCCGGTTTCCCGGATTGGACTCCAGCCAACGCCAAAACTCCAAAACCGACCCAGCGGTGAACTGATCATGGGCTGATCGCTGCAAACCGGCCCTGTTGCTGGCGGGATTTCAGCACTCTATCAGCCATGCGCTGCTGCATGACCTCCCTGGCAAACGCTAACCCCCTTTGCGCCAGGGTCGGGTCGGCCGCCCCTTGTCCAAAAGCAGCCTCAAGAGACTTCCTTATTCTTTTCTTACTTACTTTTGGCGTTGGCGCCGGAAACTTGCTGTAATTGTCAGGCAGAAATCGATACTCGTTTGCGAGCTGGACCCAGCGTTTACCCTGTCGCCATTCGACCATCTCGAAGCGGTGACGCCGTTCAAGCAGTCCCAGGTTAATCAGCAGCGTGAGGCAGCGGGAGACCGTCTTGCGGGCGATCCGCAGGGCGCCGGTCAGATCATCATAGGAGCAGATCAGCCTGTCGGCGTCCGTCTCGCGCCCCTGTCCGTGGGCCAGGCTATCGAAGATCAGGAAGGCTTCTTTGGGCAGCACACGCATAGCGACGAGCCGGCGGCATTGGTCGATGCGGCGTTGGAGAAAGTTTGGTGTCATCGGTTCCTCTCCGTGATGGAGAGGCGGCCCAAGAAAAAGATTGCACGACCCCGCAGCCAAACCGGCTTGATTTTAGGCGCTGGTTGTCCGATGTTTGGGGCAGCGGTAGGTGCTGTTTCATCCTGTTTCCGCAGGATGCCGAACATCGGTTACGGGGCGGTCCATGTGGCCGCCTCAACTGTTTCTAGCTCATTCCTTCACTCCCGAATCGCCACGACAAAAGCGCGGCTGATCCGCGCTGGTGTCGGCGAGATTGCTACGATTCGCAACGCTCTGTCCCACGGTTACGTACCGCTTCGCGAGGCGCGTGTATTTGTGCAACCTATGCACAGCCATGGGGCAGTCCTCAGTCTCGCTTCATGGTTAGGATCGCAGCCGGGGCGGAATCCCGGCTGCGGTCCGCCCCCAGTCTGCAACTAGAGCGCTCGTAGCCGCAACCCTCAGACGCATGCCGGTAAGAATTATTCGTTATTCAGGTGCGAGTCGGCCTATCCGCACGGCGCGTTTGCCGGAAATGGATAAGGTCAATTTGGTATGCCAACCGGCTTCGACTTCCTGAAACGGGCGAATCGACGTATCTTCATCGGTAAGCCTTGGGTCGTGACTCGGTTCTAGGTGCCTATGGCTAGACCCTTGTCCCCTCTGGTCAGGACCGTAGTCTGGGATTCCGCCTCGCTACGGTCCGCCCCCTCGCTAAGCGACAGGCGTACGCCCCGCAGCACCATCAACGCCGTTGCATCGATCGCCTGGCGCGTCGCTTTTGGCACGCCCCGCGTGCCAGCCAAGGCGCCGATCGCCGTTGCCACCGTGGCTAGGGTATCTGCCGGCGTGGGGCCAGAACTCGGTGGTTTGCTCGGTATGCGCTGGTCAGACAGCACCAGGGGGAGTGGTTTGCTCGGCATGTGCTGGTCTAACCGTAACGCCAGCGCTTCGGCGACCACCTGGGCGACGGGTATCTGGTGCCGCCGGGCGTAGGCGACCGCCTTGGCGCTCATGTCGCGCGGCATATCCTTGATCGTCCACGGACTCAGGACCGCACCATTCGGTTCGTCATCAGCCATTGTTTTACTCTCCGGTTTGCTCAGTCGCGACTTAGCAAACCGTTACGTTGCCGCGTCAAGCCTGCTATTCAAAAGGCTGATTCTGGAGAGTAGCGTCCAAGCCGCCGGGCGATGGAGCGCGTGAGATATGCGGAGAAAGCATCTGACGGACGCCGAGTATCAGCAACTCGTGGCGGACAACGGTCGCCGCCTCGTGGACTACGTTCGGCGGCTGGACGAGCGCATCCAGCAAGCGAAAGAGCGCGAGCGGCAGCAGCGGCAGGCCAGGCGTGCGGCGGCGCTGGTGGCCCAGGCAGCACCACCCAGTGGCTGATGAGCGACCGTCCCGGCGCGAGATGGAGGCGGCGGTTGAGCACCGGATCGTGGTGCAGATCGAAAAGCATTTTGGCCCGCTGCTCGATCTGCTGGCCACGCTTGACCCGCTGGAGTCCTATGCGTTGCTCGGCAACCTGATGGTCGAGACGGTGGCGCGCTTCCCGCCCGACCAGCGTCTGCAACTGGCGACCGCCTGGACGCGCACGTTCCGCGAGGCGGTGCGGGATGGCCTGAACGCCCCCCCCTAGCGGGGCCTCTTGCGTGGCTTATCGAGACCCCAACGCTGAGCAATAGGAACGAGGGAAGCCGGGCGCCGCCCGGCTTGGGGGCGGGCTGTTATCATCAAGCCTCGCTCGATCAGCAGGCGGGCCATGGATGTGATGTGGCGGCCGTCGTTTTTCGCCAGTTTGTCGATCGCGTCCCAGAGGTCTTTGGTAATCCTGAGTTCCAACCGTTCTGTCGGCTCGTCGGACATGCCTTCAACCTCCCCTCATTTCAGCTCGGAAAAACGGACACGCGAAAAATCCCCCGCCACTGTCCAACGGCGGGGGTAAGGCTGACTCAGTTCTCGGTAACCCGGTCACTCTAGCCGGCTGCTGACGGGCTGTCTTCCGCCCTGGCCGCCCTTTTCTCCTGCCACTCGGCGCCGGCAACGAACGCAGCGCGCAGCGCCCAGCCGAACCACATGAGGTTAGCCTTGTCGTCGGCGCGTGGGATCATCGACTGGACGAAGGCATAACCCGCCTCCGTCTTGGCCCATCAGCGTGTCCCGGTGGCGCCGGGTTGGCGTGCGAACAGCCGGTCGATCGCCTCGGCCGCCGCCTTGTCGTCGGCCGGCACGGCATGCGCATAGAGCGACAGCGTGGTTGCCAGGCTGCTGTGGCCGAGCCGGCGCGACACCACATGGGCGCTGACGCCGCCCTCGCCGCCGAGCAGCAGGGTAGCGTGGGCGTGGCGCAGCGTGTGCAGGCTGCCGGGCAGACCGAGCGCGCGTAACGCCCGCAGCGCCGCCTGTGACGCCGCCTCGGGCGCCCACCAGCTACCGTCGTCGTTGGCGAACACCGGCACCGCCTCGATGCGCCGGCCGGTCGCGGGCGCCGCCAGCCGCGCCAGGCGCAGCGCGGCCAGCGCGAGCGCCGGCAGCGCGATGGTGCGCCGGCCGCTCGCCGTCTTGGGCTCTTTCAGCGCCGGCAGTTGGCCGCGTTGCTGGTCCAGCGAGGCGCCGATGGTCAGCGTGCCGCCCTTGAGGTCGATATTCTCCCAGGTCAGCCCGAGCAGCTCGCTGCGCCGCGCCCCGGTATAGGCGGCGAGCACCAGCAGCAGCCGCACGCGGGGTTGCGGGCACTCGGCCAGGCGGGACAGATCGGCGCGGCCGGGGGTGGCCGGCGGCCGGCGGATGGCGCGCGGCAGCTTGACGTGTGCCCACGGGTTGCGGTCCAGCATGCCGAGGCTGACCGCCTGGTCCAGCCCGGCGCGGACGAACACCACCGCGTCGCGCACGGTGCGCATCTTGTGCGGCGGCCGGTAGCCGCCCTTGTGGCGGCAAGGACCATAGGGCGTGGCGCAGCCGCAGCCGTCGGCCAGCCAGGGGATGAAGGCGCCGCCGTCGGCGGCGGTCAGCTCGCGCAGCCGGATCGCGCCGAGCGAGAACTGGCCGGGGTTGGCGTGATCGATCCAGGCGTCCAGATGGGTGCGGTAGGTGGCGATGCTGCGCGGCGCCAGGTCGTGTGCACTGCTGACCAGATGGCGCAGCCAATCGCCCAGCGTGCAGTTCGGATCGAGCGGGCGCAGGTCGCTTTGCCGCAGCCAGCGGCGGGCGGCGGTCTCGGCCTCGGCGCGGCTGGCCGGCTGCGCCTTGCTGCCGACGCTGAAATAGAACGGTTGCAGCTTGCCGCGCCGGATGCGTACGGCGAACTGGCCGGGGGATCGTTCAGTGATCGTGAAACTCATGTGAATCGGCCTTCGGGCAGCGGGCGGTGTCACAGGTGGACAACCTAGGTGACTCATACCGCTTGCGTATTCTGTGCGCAACACCGCACAGCCGCGCACACCCGCGCACAACTCCCGGCTTTAAATTGTTACCCAACGGTTGCACACATTTCCGCCCCCAGCCTACCGTGGCAGCTTCCGCCACGAGGGACACCCCAAACCACTCATCCGGAACGAACAGGGGGGCTGCTCGGGATGCATGATCTGATCGAGTCGCGCCAAGCCGCGATTCGGATGGCCCAATCGCCACTGGTGACGCAAAACCACGCCGCCACCCTCGCCCACCTGACCCGCCGCCAGATCGCCGAACTGGTCCGCGACGGCCAACTCGCCTCAATGCAGGTCGGCCGGCTGCGCTACGTGCTGCGCTGGTCGCTCGATGATCTGCTGCGCGCGCTCGATGGCCGCCCGGCTTGATCCCGACCAGGTGAAGGCGCTGCTGGCGGCATCCGCCGATGACGTGCTGGCGCGCGTGCTGCCCGGCGGCAAAATCACCGGCAACGAATACCGCGCCAGCGGACCCGACGGTTCCACCTGGGCCGTGGTGGTGCGCGGCAGCAAAACCGGCGCCTGGCAGTGCTACGGCGCCGCCGGTGTCGCCGGGCGCTCGTTCCTCAGTCTGATCCGCGACGCCGCTTGCCAGGGCGATCATGTCGCGGCGTTCAAGTGGGCACTGTATTTCGTCGGCGGCGACGACAACCGGGCACGCCTGCCGCCGCCGCGCTCGGTGCCGATCGCCGCCGCGCCGACCACCGAAGCCGCGCCGGACAACGGCATGGGGATGTATTTGCACGCGAAAGAGTTCGACTGGGATAACCCGGTCGGGCTCTATCTGCGCGGGCGCGGCATCGATCCGGCCGCGATCGAACCGCCGGCCGCGCTGCGCTTCCACCCGGAGCTCTGGTGCGCCGAGCGACAAAAGCGACTGCCGGCGATGCTCGCGCCCATCATTCACTGCACAGCGGGACAACAGACCGCGATTCATCGCACCTGGCTGGAACCGTTTTCCCCGTTTGGCTGGCGCAAGGCGCAGTTGGAAACCCCGAAGAAAGTGCGGGGGCCGTACAAGGGAGGCATCATCCCGCTGCTGCGCGGACCCTCGCGCAAGCGCTGGCGCCAGGCGCCCGAGGGCGATCATCTGTTGCTCGCCGAGGGCATCGAGAACGCGCTCTCGGTGGCGCAACTCGAACCCGACTGGCGCGCCATCGCCTATGTCGCGGCGAACAATTTGTTGGAGCTCCGCTTGCCCGCCGTGTTCACCAGCGTCTGCCTGGTGGCCGATCGCGACGGCGAGAACTGGTCGGTCACCGAGGACCGCGATATCGCCCGCGAGCAATGGCGCGGCGAGGGCCGCGCGGTGTTCGACTGGACGCCGCCGGAAGGCGCGAAAGACGCCAACGATTTCATCAGGGAGACGCGCCGTGAACAACTCGACGCTTGAAGGACTGCTTGGCATGATCGTGTTCGGGCCGAACACCGACACGCTCGAAGGCAAGGCATTCACCATCGACCGGCTGCGCGAGGCGGCCCGCTTTCTCGAATTCAGCTTCGCCGAGCAACGTCGTAAGGGGCCGATGGCCATGACGGTTGCGACGGAGGACAACGGCCAGCAGGGGCAGCCGCTCCAGCCGCCGGCCAAGCCGAAGCGCAATCGCGGCCGCCCGGCGAAGGCCGCCGCCAACGGCCAAGCGCCGCATGCGCCGGCGCCCGCCGCTGAGCCGCTGCTCGTTGAAATCCCGTCCGGTCTGTAGCCCGTGGCGCGGCAGGCCGGCGCCGTCGCCGGGCGGCAGAAAAACCCGTTTCACTCGGTCACCATCGGCGACGGCGCCAAGCAACAGGTGATCGGCGTGTCCGGCCCGCAATTCGCCTTGTTGGCGCGCGCCGCCGGCACCGGCTGCAAGCTGGTCAAAGGTGGCAACGAAAAAGACTTGGGCGTGCTGCACCGGCTCGGGCTGGTGCGTTTCAGCTTCAGCGATGACGACGGCTGGCCATACGCCGTCGCTGTGCTGACGCCGGCCGGCGCGCAAGCGCTGGCGCAAGAGCCGTTCGGCCACGCCAAGGCCACGACGGGAGGGTGACGCGATGCCGGGCTTGCTCGATCCAACTGACGATGCTGCCGACCAGTGGGACGCGGCGCCGTTTGGTGCGCCAAGTTACGTCATCGCTCAGGGCGCACTCGGTTCCCGTGTGCCGCGAGACACGATGCCGGACAGTCCGCGGTATCTGGAAGACTTGGATGTAGCGCCTGGTCCCCGACCGCAGAGTGAGGAAGACCAGGCGCTGGATGCCGTGTTTGTGCAGAAACAGCAGCTTAAAAATCAAATCGATATGGCTGAACAACAGATGAAACAACTGCCTTTAGGCTCGCCTGAGCGGGATAAGGCTTACGATCAGTGGGTCGGCATGATCAAGCAGTTTGGTCAGTTGAATGATCAGTTCAAAAACACACTCCCTGGGGCATGGTCCCAGCGCCTTGTCGGCGTGAATCAGAACCGAGGTCCTGATGTGAACACGATGATGGACGCGATCCAGAACCGCCAGGCGCAGCCGCGCCAGCCATTATCGCCCCCGGCGCCGGGGGGTGTGCCGTACGCCCCGACGCCGATCGCGCCGCCGCCGGCAACCTCGGGGCTAACCTCATTCAACGATGATCCAACGGCCATCATGTCGCACTACCTCCGCACGACACTGGCGCAGCTCAAGAACGGCCGCCGCGTGTGACCGACGAGCCGCCGAAACCGCCAACGGAGGAAAAACCGGAAAACGTCGAACGGCTGGCCGATCATCGCCGCCGCCGGCCGTCGCGCCTGGTCAACGTCACCAACGACCAACCCGCCGTGGCCGCCCGACTGGCCCAGGTGCATGCCCTGCTCGGTCCCGACGTGCCCTATGAGCCGGTCGGGTTCGACGGAACGCATTACTGGGTGATCGACAGCGAGCGACACCTTCGCGCCAGCGCCGCGCGTGATCTCGGTGGCGCGCAGCTTGATTCGATTTGCGGTGCCGCGCCGTTCCTGCGCAACCGCTATCCCCGGATGCGCAACGGCAAGCCGGTGGAGGGCTTCGTCGCCGATCGCGCGCGGCGTGAGCTGATGAACGCCTGTCACCTGATGGGCTATTGGGAGCCACGCAATATCCGCTCGGTGGGCGCCTGGCTCGGCGCGGACGGCGATCTGATCCTGCACCGGGGTGACCATCTGTTTATCAACGGCCAGATGCGCCCGCTCGGCCGGGTTGGCGAATTCGTCTACATCCCCGGCCCGCCGCTGCCGCCGCTACCCAAAGTGATCAAGACGATGGACCCGGCCGGCGAATTGCTCGACCGGCTGGAAACCTTCGGCTTCGCGCGCGGCACGTTCGACGCGTCGATGGTGCTGGCGCTAATCTGCGCCGCGATGTTGAGCGGGGCGCTGAAATTCCGCCCGCATGGTTTTTTTGTCGGCGAAATGGGGCTTGGCAAATCGACCCTGCAAGCGTTCATTCTGGCGGTACTCGGTGCCAACGGCATCGTCGCCATTACCGACGCCACGGCGGCCGGTATCTGGCAGGCGTTGCGCAATCGCTCAATTGCCGTGGGTTATGACGAATTCGAGGCTGAGGCGGACCCGAAAAAACAAGACCGGGTGATCGCGCTGGCGCGGCAAGCCAGTACCGGCGGCGTGCTGCGCCGGGGCTCCAGCCAGCACGTCGGCAGCGAGTTCCCGATCCTGTCCAGCTTCCTGCTGTCCGCCATCATCGCGCCGCCGCTGAAATCCGAGGACGCGTCGCGGTTCGTGCCTATCACCATGGTCAAGGCAAGCTTCCCGCGCGCGCCGTTCTCACTGGACCGGCTGGAACGGCTCGGGCTGGAACTGACCGCTGTCCTGGCCGCGCGCTGGCGATTGCTGACCGATAGCGTGCTGCCTGAGCTGCGCGCGCTGATGGCGGCCCAAGACAAGGGCGGCCGGCTGACCGATCTGTATGGCACGCTGCTCGGGCTGGTGTCGGTGGCGCTGTACGATGACCTCGGGCGGATGAACCTGGCCGGCCGGCTGGCCAGCCACCATATGACGCGGCTGCTGGCCGATGCGGCGGAGGATCAATTGCCGGAATACCGCCGCTGCATCGATCGGTTGCTGGCGCATCGCACGGAAAAGAATCGCCCTACCAGCACGCAACTCGGCGAGCTCATTGCCATGGTCGCGGGCGTGCTGGCCAATCCTGCCACCCGGATGCAGGCGTCGCTGTTGGGTGACGATGAGGACGTGAGCGATGACAGCGAGCCCGACCGGATGGCCTTTGCCAGGCGACAGTTGGCGGCCTTCGGGCTCAAGGTCGTGGCGCTGAGCGGCGACAACAGGGCCGCCAACATCGTGCTGCAAGTGGCGCACAATAATCCGCAGTTGGCGGAGGTGTTCGAGGATACCCGCTGGCGCAGCATGCCCGAATCGGCGACGGGTGGCGGTTGGACTCAGGCGCTGAAACGGGCGCCCGAGGCCAGTCTTGGCAGGACGCGGTTTCGCGGCGTGCTGTCACGCTGCGTCAATGTGCCGATGGCGCTGGTGCTCCAGCCGGGCAACGCGCCCCGGCCGGGCGAACAGCGGCCGGCAGACGAACAGCCCGGCGACGCGGCCGGGCTGCTGCATTAGTCGTCACGTAGGCGACGGTCGGTCAGTTCCGGCACGGGCACGTTTTCAATCGCCTTGGCGACGCGTTCCAGATACCGCGCAATAACCGGATTGACCGAGCGGCGGCCGGTCCGCATGTCGCCAATCACGCCATGCGACACGCCGAACAACTCGGCGACGGAGCGGCCGGACCATCCCGTCCGCTTGATCAACGCGGCGAATTCAGCGCCAGTCATCGGGAAGGTACTCGCTGGCGGCCGTTTCGGCTTCCTCCTGCGTCGCGTAAACGCCCCGGAAATGCGCCAGGTTGTTCCATACGTCGCCAATCTGACGTAGCGCGTGACAAGCCGCGTCTGTTTTCACATAGGAAACGCGATACGCGGCATGGTCGCGCGACGCGCGGCTGGTGTCGTAGCTGATAAGAATTTCCATATTGGTCACTAATCTTACTCCAGAGGGACGCGGCCGGCATGCTCTGCCGGCCGCACGGTTAACGGTAAGCGGTCAATTTGGTCAATCGTCCGTCAGCAGCGCCCGTGCCAGCATGGCGGCCTCGTCACGGCTCATGACGACGCGGAACGTGACGAGCTCGCCGCCCGGCGCGAAGCCTTGCGACTCCACGCCGATTGACCAGCAATCGCGGCTGGTGACTTTCATCGTGGAGCCCGACAGCAGCGGGATACCGTTGCGCTGAATGATCATCACGCGGCCTCCGCGAAGCGCACGGGCGCCGGTTCGGCATACTCAGGGCCAATGGGCAACGTGCCGGCTGGCCAATAGCGCGCGGCCGGCAAGCGGCGGTCACGCGGCGCGTGCGACACGCGGCCATAGACCTTGCACGCCGCCCAGGCGGACGGGATGCGCGCCCATTGGCTGGCGCCGGGCACCAGATACCAACGCTCGCCAAGGGCGGCGATCGCGGCATGCCTTGCGGCATTGTAGGCCGGCACAAAATCATCATAGCCGCGAAAAGATGCGCCAGCCTTGCGGGTGGCACGCTGGCGCAGCGGCTGGCCGCAGCACTCACACACGGGAATTGCGGAAACGGTGGACATGGTTTTAGACTCCGGTTTGTTGGTTCGGGTGAAGCCCCGGCGCCGCGCTGTCGCCTGGAAGCCAAGGCGCGGCGCCGGGTGGTCACGCGGCAAGCAATGCCGCGCTTGGTTGTGCGTCATGCAAGAATGACGCGGCGCGGTCCGCCGCACTGGCGGCCGTGAAAATCGCCCGGTTGTCGGTTTTCAGGACCGCGAGCCAATTGGCCAGATAGTCGGCATGGTCCGCGCGCGGTGCGTCCGATATGGCCAAGTCAGCGCACAGGAAGGCACTGCCTAACTCTGCAACGAGCTCTTCCATTGCATAAGCGTTATCGCCGAACCGCTTACCGAACGGCCTAGCGCACCGTGACTCATGGCCCGTCCAATGGATCGCCTCATGCGCCAGCGTGGCATAGTAGGACTCGGCCGAGTTGAACGCGGCGAGCTCAGGCATGCGCACCGCGTCAAGCGAGGGGGCGTAAAATGCCCTGTCGCCACCGTGCGCCAACCGCACGCCAGCGTCAGCGAAAAATGCGTCCACGACACCGTTGCGCGCGTGCGGGCAGACTGGCGCCGGCATATCAACCGGCGCCGCGATGGGCGCGAAACGTGCCGGCAAACCGTCAATCTCACTGGCATTAAAGACGTGGTAGCATTTCAGAAACGAGATTGTCTGACCGTCGCTCGTTTCGCCCGGTGTCGCCGGTGTGTCCGCGCCCTTGATCGTGGTCTGACCGACATAAAACGCGAATTCGCCCCGCGCGCCCTTGCGCACCTGACCACCGAGCTCTTGCGCGCCCTTGTAGGTCATCCAATGGCGTGACGTGAGTCCGCGCATCTGCGCCGCGCACCATAGATTGATCACGTTCATGCCCTTGTAAGCCTGACCGTTGGCGCGCAGCGGCCGCTGCATCGCGCCGGTAATGGTTGGGAAACTGCCATCCCATGACTTTTGCCAGGGCTTGGTGCCCGCCTCTAGCATTGCCACGATACGGTCCGTGACTTGCTGGTAAACCTCGGTTTTCACGCTCTTTACTCCGTTGCCTTGTTGACGAACAAACATTTAGGGAATTGTCTAAGCGGACACAATGACCGCTTATGCATAGCAGCCATGCAAAGCGGACGTATTGACCGCTTATGTGCGAGCCATTAGATACCGCTCCGTCAACAACAAGCGGAGCACGACAGTGTATGACTTGGCACATGAAAACGAAGCGCCCGGCCAGTGCGGCAAGTGTCGCGGCACGGGGGTTTATTCTTGGGGCGCGTGCGTCAATGGCAAGATGGAGAAGTCTGGCCGCTGCAATTCCTGCGGCGGCACCGGGCGGCAGACCATGCGCGACATGATGCGCAATCGCACCTATAACATGCACAAGATTGCACGCATGTGCGACGGATGGGGAGGCCGCTGATATGCCGCAAGCAATCGAGCTCCGTGGCGACCGTGAGCCCCGTTGGGTATCGCCGCGCCGCGAGTATCAGCGCAATCTATACCGCGCGCAGTTCTATATCTGGTCAGTGCTCCGTCGCCACGCCGATTGCACGTTGCGTGATCCTATTACCGGGTTGACCTTGGCGAATGGTCCGGCCGAATCGCGCGCGCTCGCCGCTATCACGCACAAGGCGCTGGCGCGCCACTACATCGCCAGGGCGCGCGCGATGCGGGATCATTTCGTAAAGAGCCAAGCCTGACCAGCGATCTGTACATGGCTGCCATGCAAGCGGACGTATTGACCGCGTGTATGGCAGTCATTAGATTGGGCGCATCGAAACAAACGGAGTAACCGACATGATGAAGCTTCCCGCCCGCCTCGCCTATGGCTTGACCGTCGCCTACGGCCGCACCTGTGAGATTTCGCAATTCGAGTATGCCGAACTCGCCGATGCACTGGCGATGTTCGAATCGTTCGCAAACGACTGCTGGACCATGGCCGCTACACTTTGCGGTCCGGAGGATGAAGTGATCGCGGAATATGAGATGGGAGACCGGTGAGGATGCAAATCACAGTTCAAGTCCGTCAAGTGTATGGCGTGGAAACAATCTATCCCGCGTGCAAGACGAGCGTTTTTTTCTGCGGTCTGGCGCGGACCAAGACAATCACGGAGGACATGATGCGCATGATCCTCGCGCAAGGTTATGAGGTAGCAGTGGAAGCGCCCGCGCTGCGCTTCGTGGGGAGGAATTGAAATGGCAAAGCTGTCCGCGCACGGTCAGATCATTGGCACCGTCGAATATATCACCAAAGCAAAGCGCTATATGTCCGATGGTGTCATTCTCAAGAATGACGGCATGGGCTGGAAACTCTATGGCAAGGTGAAATTCCATCTCACGCCAGCCCAAGCTTACCAGCATGCGCGCGACAAGCTTGCGGCGCGACTGGCAGCGCTACCAGCGCTGGCCACTTACATTCGCGAGCTCCACGATATGGCTGGCCAGTGCAAGCGCTGGAAACTGCATATGGCAGTCAGCATGATGCCGGATGACGCTGATGGTGTCTGGTCGGAAGCGTGCGACGGTTATGGCGACAACGTGCATGCTGACGTGGATGACGTGGCCAAACTGTGCGCGCTATTTCGCGCGGCGGAACGCGAGCGCGTGCAATATGGTGCCAGCCTGGCGCCGGATGCGTCGCGCGTGACTGGCGACTGATTACCCCCAAGCCCAATAGCAAGCCCGCACTGGTCACCAGTGCGGGTTTTCTTTTGCCCGTTCCCCATGCGCCCGAGTGTGGTAGGATTAGCGCGCTGGCTATCGGTGCTCCGATCGAACGGGGCGTGACAGTGTGACAGTCGAGGGTTTCCGACCGTCACGCTTTTCTTAGCCAGACTACCAAAAGCGTGACGATGTGACGGTTGTGACAGTGAATTTGCGCGCTCAGTGCAAACCAACGGCCTCGCGCGGGAGTCTATACCCCGCGCGCGTGCGTACGCGTGAGAGCACGAAAACACTGTCACACCTGTCACACTGTCACGCTTTTTATCACACAGTGAAATCCGGCAATTCCTACTGTCACGCTTCCTCGTCACACCTGTCACACTCTCTCTTCTCTCTCCTCTCTTTTGAGGGAGAGAGAGAGAGAGAGTAATGAGCTCAAAGGCTTAGGAGGGGTGCAACCGATGGTAGCAGAAGAAAGTGAAACGAAAATTCCAGCAGTCGGGGACGCTGAAACGGCCGAAAACCCCTTGCCGGCCGGCGCGGCTGGCGACTCGCGCGCGCAAATCGCGCTCGCGTTTGACAGTCAGGGTGACCACCAAATGGTCACGGAGGCGCCCGATTCGCACGATGGGCGCAAGCCAAGGCGGAAACAGCCGCGCTATGACACGCGGCGGACGGCCGAATACCTGTCCGAGCGCGGCCGGTTGCCGGCCGAAGCGTTGCACCTGATCACGCGCCGCACGCTGCCCGAGGCGATCGCCTACATCCGCAAGGCCGTGCCTGGTGCCGATCACATGTGGTGCGCCAACTACTACATGCGCGCCATCGAGCTCTTGTTGCCCTACTGCCACCTCCGCCAGAGCGATCTAGATACGGCCGGTGGTCTCGACGGTGTGCATAGCCTGGTGGCAGCGCATTTTCTCGCCGCGTCGCAGTTTGGCGCGCGGACCACGATTGACGCGCCGCGCGGGAGTGGGGGTGCGCTGTCGCATAGTGGTAGACTATTTGACAGCGGGAGGCCGGCCGTGCAGGCTGACGATCAGGGAGGCAACACCATGCCGAACACCAATTCCGCCGTTGGTTCGGTCGTCACGTTGCCGCCGCGCGGCCGCGATTGATGCCGCCCGCTGCACTCGGGGCCGCCACCGACGCGCCGCGCGCGCCCCCCCCCGGCCCCGCCGTGGGCCCGCCCCCGTCATATCCGTGCGGACCTAGCAGCGCCGTCGAAGGGATTATCTGGCAGAACGGCCGAACCACGGATGACATGCGCCGAGTGTGGGCGGCGGGGGCCAGGGGCGCGGCGGTCAACCGCTGCGGGCTCTGCACCGCGCCGCTGTATCTGAGCCGGGGCGAGCTGATCTGTTTCGGCTGCCGCAGTCATCTGCCGATCCGCTGGCGTCGCAAGGTGACCGAGCTCTGGCTGAGCGGCATGCCAGCCGCCGACATTGCCAGGGTGGCCGGTGGCACCAAGTCAGCGGTGCTGTCCTATCGCCGTCGCGCCATGTTGCCGGCGCGCGGCACGCCGCTGGTGGGCCTGTCCGACAGTGAACGCGCCGAACGCAACCGTCGCGCCGCGATCGGGCGCACGCTGCCGGTGAAACGGACCAAGCCGCCGCCGGCCGCGAAGCCGGTCGCGGCCAAGCGCGCCGTCGTGCTGCCGGCAGAGTCCGGCTCGGCGACGCCCGGCGGGGCGGCCAGCGTGGCGGAAAACGTCGGCCGCCCCAAAGGCTTGCCCCGGCATGCGCCGCGCGCCGGATTTGCGAGCTGCCAATACATCACCGGCCGGCGCGCGTTCTGTGACGACCCGGTGGCCGAACTATCGCCGTACTGCGCCGCGCATACCCGGCTTTGTTATCAGGCGCGCGCGGCGTGATCCCGCCTGACGACCGTTTACATATCAACACATACATGGAGTATATACGATATGGCAGCATTCCCCGTTCCCGCTGGCTCGGTCATCGTGGTGCCGGGCGGCCCGGACAACACGCTTCCCGGACAGCCGCCCGGCATCTGGGGTGGCGCGCCGCCCTTCATCGACAATACCCTGCCGCCGCCGCCCCCTGGCATCTGGCCGCCCCCCGTTGGCATTTGGCCGCCAACACCACTCCCGCCAAATCACCCGATGCCACCCGGCAGTATCTGGCCGTCGCCTGGTGTGCCGACGCATCCGATTGCGCCTGGTGGTCCGCCGCCTGTCGTCGGGGGTGGTCCGGCTGTGCCACCGCCTATGCCGGGGCATGATTTGCCCTCGCAGAAATTCCTTGTTGCGATCGTCGCGGTGAGTGCGGCCGGTGGTGCGCGGGTCGTCGGTTATACGGTCGTTGATCCCTCCCTGTCGGTTGGTTATCCGCTGCCGTCCGTGCCAGGTGCGCCGAACCAAGATTTGCCGCCAACCGCGCAGCCACGGCGGTAGTGAGCGATGATCCCGGCCGACGTGCTCAACGAGGCGTCACGCCTGGCGCTCGCGGCCGGGGTCAAAATTCTGCAAGGCTTCCGCCTCGCTGACACCGATGCGGCGCATGTCGCACGGTTGTTGGATTACATGCAGCCCGAGGCGGGCGAGACCTGGGTCGATATCGGCTGCGGTTTCGGCGAGGTGGCGCGACTGATGCACGCGGCCTGTCCCGACCTCAACTTCATCTTGGTCAACAATAACTATTTCCAACTGTCGCACGCGCCACGCGATTTCCTGCAACTGCACGCCGACATGCACGACCTGCCGCTGGAGGACGAAAGCGCCGATGGCTGCATGCTGCTGTATGCGCTGTGCCATGCCGAGCCGTTTGAGATGGCGCTGCGCGAAGCCGCCCGCGTGACACGGCGCGGTGGGCGCTTACTGGTGTTCGATTACGAGCGGTTGCCCGACCAAACGCGGCCGACACATCCCGGCGGCGCGGCGCATGTGCCGGACTATGGGCTGGCTGACCCGAACCGGTTGATGCGCGAGCGGCTATTTGCGCGGGCAGTTCCGTTCGATGAGATGGTGGCAATTGCCGACATTGCCGGCTGGACGGTCGACTGGCACGAAAACCCCGATGGCTGCGATGACGTGTTTCGCATGCTGTACGGCAACGATGAGGAATACGCCCGGATATTCGATGATCTACGGCCGGTGATCTGGACGGCAGTGCGGCGATGAGTCCGCCCGAGGTGTCCCATGTGTTTTAGTGTTGCGTGGCTGGTGCAACTCCTGGTCTGGTTGGTCGTGGTGTGCGGGCTTGTGGCGATCGCCATGCTGCTGCTGCCCATCCTGCTCGGTTGGCTCGGCTGGGCCGGCAGCATCGCCATGCAGGTCATCCGCATTGTGGTTGCGGTGATCGTCATCGTGTTCATCATCTATTTCTTATTCGACTTATACCAATGCGCCTTGGGCCGGCCGCTGCTGAGATGAGCCCGATCGATCTGTCGCCGCTGGACCGGCACGAAAAGATTTGCCTAGCCTGGTCAGGCGGGAAAGATTCAACCGCCGTCCTGCACATGCTTCGTCACGAATTGCACCGTATCATTGTTTATCACTGCGATACGGGCGATCTTCTCCCGGAAATGCGCGAACACATCGCGATGTTTGAGGATGCCATTCCGAATTTCGTGCGCGTGCAGACCAACGTCGCCGCGTGGAACATCGAACACGGCCTGCCGACCGATCTGATGCCGCACAGTCAGGATCGCGTCGGCCGGATGATGGGCGAGCACAAAATCCTGCTGACCTCGCGCTATGATTGCTGCGTTGCGAACCTGATGGACCCGCTCTGGCAGCGCGTGAAAGCGGACGGCAACACGCTGCTGATCCGGGGTACCAAATCGGTCGACATGAAGCGACTGCCGATGCAAAGCGGCGACGTGCAAGAGGGTATCGAGCTCTACTATCCGCTACAGGAATGGTCGCACGCTGACGTGTTCGCCTACCTGCGCGAGCATGGCATTCCGCTGCCACGGCTTTATCAGCACGTCACGAATGCGCCCGAGTGTGCGCGCTGCACCGCCTGGTGGCGTGAGGGACGTGGCGCCTATCTGGCGCAGTACTATCCCGATCTGGCGCGCGACTATCAGGCCCGGCTGAAGCTGGTCGCGGCGGAAATCGGCCCATCGATCGACGCGCTCGGCGGCGAACTTAGCGCCGGGCTCTGAGCGATGACCGCACTTGCCGAGGCAATCGCTAATTCCGGTAATCCGTGGGCGCTCTGTATCGAACAATACGGCCGCGCATTGAACGCGTTTAGTCGCGAAGTTCTGGGCTGTGAACCCGATAAGTGGCAGGAGGACACGAACAGGGCGATTTCCCAAGGCCATACGCGCATCGCTATTCGTTCGGGTCATGGCGTGGGCAAGACCAAGATGCTGGCAAACCTGGTCGTGTGGTTCACTTGCACGCGGTTGCCCTTCAAGGTTGGCATGACGGCGCCAAGCGCACCGCAGTTGCATGACGCGCTACTCGGCGAATTGCGCGCGGTGTACCGTTCGCTGCCGCTGGCGTGGGCCAATCTGTTCGACGTGCAATCCGATCGCGTTGAACTCAAGGCGCAGCCGGACAACTGCTTCGTCACCGCCCGCACGTCGCGCGCGGACAATCCTGAATCACTGCAAGGGCTGCACAGCGAAAATCTGCTGCTGATCATCGATGAAGCGTCCGGCGTGCCGGAAGCTGTTTTCGAGGCGGCGATCGGATCGATGTCAACGCCGCGTGCCATCACGGTGATGACCGGCAATCCGACGCGGGCGACGGGCATGTTCTGGCGAGCCTTCAACATGGAGCCCGAGCGCTGGTGGCTACGGAAGGTGTCGTGTCACGAAAGCCGGTTTGTCGATCCGGCGTTCATCGAGGAAGTGCTGAACCGCTGGGGACCGGACAGCAATCAGTACCGGGTGCGCGTGCTCGGGGAATTTCCGCTCGCCGAGGACGATACGTTGATCCCGGCGGGCCTGGTTGAAAGCGCCATGGAACGCGTCGAACTCCCGATGGTCGGCGCGCCGGAAATCTGGGGCGTTGACGTGGCGCGTTTCGGCAGCGATCAAAGCGTGCTGGTCAAGCGGCGCGGCAACCGTGTGACCGAACCCCCGCGCCGCTGGCAGGGCATCGATACCATGCAGCTCGCCGGGATCATCAAGAACGAATTCGATCTGACGCAACCGCAAAACCGACCGCAACTGATCGCCATCGACGTGATCGGCATCGGGGCCGGCGTGGTCGATCGGCTGCTGGAACAAAACCTACCCGTGCTCGGGGTCAATGTCGGTGAAGCGCCGCCGGTCGCCGGTCGCTTCATGCGGCTGCGCGATCAACTCTGGCTGTCGGTGCGCGAATGGCTGGAAACGCGTGCTGTCTCGCTGCCGTTCGATGACCAACTGCGCGCCGATCTGTGCGCGCCGCGCGTCACCTTCCTCAGCGATGGCCGCATGCAAGTCGAAAGCAAGCAGCAATTGCGCGCGCGGGGGTTTCGCAGCCCAGATGCGGCCGACGCCCTTTGTTGTACGTTCGTTCCGAGTGGGATGGCGCTGCAACTGGGCCTCGGCAATCTGTTGAACACCCGCGTGCCGATCAGGGCGCCGATGCGAGCGATGGAATGAGACCGCTCGGCGACGTGATGGCGACAGTGTTGGAGAAGATCGATGAGCGACGACGCAAGCGTAACCGGCATCGAGCAGCTAAGGCAGCAATTCCAGCAGTTTTGCAGCACGCAACCAAACGAGGGCGGCCGATTGAGCCTGGCAAAAAGCAAGTGGAGCGAAGTGGAACACTTCCTGCGGGTCAACGCCGATCTCCACCGAGAGCGCCTGATGAATGATCTGACAACAACCGGAGAGCAGCACTCATGAGCGGCATGCTGGCGCCGTCCGCGCCGTCCGGCGGGTTGTTATCATCAGGTATCGGCGGCAACGCGTTCGTCACGCCGGGCCGCATGAGCATTGCCACCATGCTGGACCTGTCGCGGCCCGACGATGACCGCATGGCGGCGGCAATGCAGGCGGCGATGCCGGGCCTGCCGCTGGAATTGCAGCGCTACGAGGCCGGCTTGCAGCCGATGATCCCGCCATCCGGCACGCCCTGGCAGGAAGAGGTGATCTTCGACCGCATCGCCCGCGATGATAATTCGATCCAGGCGCAGATGCGGTCATATTTCAACGCGGCGCAGAGCTATGACCAGGCGCTGAGCACGGAACGCGTGCTGGCGTCGGAATACTACAGCGCCAAGCCGATGGGCGACGAGGAACCTGGCCGTTCGCGGCTGGTGTTGAGCACGGTACGCGATACCGTGCGCGCCACGCTGCCGTCCTTGCTCAGAATCTTCATGGGCGTCGAAAATCCGGTGGAATTTGTGCCGCTAATTGCGGAAAACGAACAACTCGGCCTGCTGCATGCCGATCTCGGCCGTAAAGCCACGCAATACGCCCATTGGAGCCTGTTCGTTGCCAATCCCGGCTGGCTGATCCTGCACGATATCCTGCTGAACGGTCTGACGCGCAAAGTCGGCTGGGCCAAGTGGCGCTGGGGTGCGCAACGGGCGGTCAGGCATGAGGAATGCAACAATCTGCTGCTGCCGCAACTGCAATTCCTGCTGCAAGAGTCCGGTATCACGGCGCGACGCGTGGCGCGGCGGCCGATGCTGCCGCATGAACAGCGCGCGGTGGCTGCGACCATGGAAGGCGCCGCGTATCTACAAGCGGGTGGGCCGCCAATCCTCTATTCGGCGCAAATCACCCGTCACGCCGCGCGCGCCTGGCCAATTGTCGAGAGCATCATGCCCGAAGCGGTCTGGGTGGTGGCTGATGCGGATATGCCGGGCACCGCACGGGCGATCTTCCATGTGCGCGACGTGCCGGCCGGCGATCTGATCGCCGATGGCCTGCCGGCCGATAAAGTGCTGCGCCACGCCAGCGCCAACATCAACACCCGCAATCGTCGTGAGGCGGTGGCGCGCGATTGGGCGTCGGGGCGATCGATCCGCTCCACCACGGTGCCGGATGATCCCGGCATGCGGATGGTGCGCTATGTCGAAGGTTGGTGTCAGATGGACACGGACGGCGACTACATGGGCGAGTTGATCCATACCCATGCGCTCGGCAACAGCCCCGAACTGATCCGCTGGGACCGTTCCGACGAAATCCCGCTCGCCGCATTCGTGCCGTACAGGGAACCGGGTCGCATCATCGGCTATTCGCAAGCCGATATGGTGATGGACCTACAGCGCACCGAAACCCGCGTCATGCGCGCGGTGCTCGATAGTCTCGGCCAGTCGATTTTTCCGAGAACGGTGATTCAACTCGGCGCCGTCAACATCGAAGACGCGCGGCAGACCGCGATCGGCTCGTTGATCCGCGTCACCACGCAAGGCGCGGTGCAAGAGCTGACAAAACCCTTCACGGGGGCGCAGGCGCTGCCGGTGCTGGAACAACTGGAAGCGATTCGCGAAAGCCGCACCGGCATCACGCGCACCTCGCAAGGACTGACCGCTGACAGCCTGCAATCGACCACGCCGACGGCGGTCAACGCGCAAACTTCGGCCTCGCAAGATCGCATCGACATGATCGCGCGCACCATGGCGGAAACCGGCATGGCGCCGCTGTATTCCGGCCTGGTGCGCATGCTGGCGCGGCAACAGGACCGACCGAACGTCTTATCGATCCGAGGCGCCTGGACGACGGTTGATCCGCGTGCGCTGTCGATGCAGTGGAGTGTGCAGGTCAATGTCGGACAACGCGGCACGCCGGCCGAGCGACTGGCCATGCTGGCAACCATCGCCGGCAAGCAGGAACAGATTCTGGCGCCCGCCGTGCAGCAAGGCATGCTCGATACGCCGTTGGTCGGCTTGCAGGAGTATCGCAACACGCTGGCGCGCATGGTGGAGACGGCAGGATTTTCTGATGTGGTCAGCTACTTCAAGGAATTGCCGCCGGGCTGGCAACCGCCGCCACCACCACCGCCGAAGCCGACAACGGACGAACTGTTGGCCCAGGTCGAACAGCTCAAGGTGCAGCAGGACGCGGCCGACGATGCCGCGAAGCATCAGTATGATCGCGATAAGATGGTGCTCGACGACCAGCGCTCGCGGCAGGAGTCGGCGCTGAACGCCTGGGTGGCGGTGTGGCAGACCGCCGCAACGTCCGGCACGCCGGTGCCGCCAATCAGCGAATTCCAGCAAGCGGTGCGCGTGGATGATCAAGCCGCCGCGCTGACCTGGACGACGCTGGCGGGCACTCAACCCAAGCTGCCGGGGGTGACCTCCCCGCCGCCGGCCGCGTCCCCCGGCATTGCGGCGCCGCCGACCTTCGGGATACCGGCGCCGGCAACCGCCAGGGGTGGTCCGCCGGCCCGGCCTAAGGTGCTTCCCGCACTCACGCCGACCGGCGGACCAGTTCCATCGCTGCCGGCCGGACTGCCGCCGAATGCGTCGCCGCCGGGCTCGCCGCTCGGCATTAGCCCGGCCGCCGCGATTGCGTTGCGGCAACGCCTGATGGGTGGCGGGGCCAGTTCCGCTGCCAGTATGCTGGCCACGCGCGGCGCGCTGCCGCCCGCGTCATGAGTGACTCGCCCAACATCTCTGAACAGCAGTTGCGTGAGGAGGCGCCGAAAGCGCAACGATTGCTGGACGACGAGTATTTCCAGACCATCACACGGGAAATGCAGCTCGCCGCGATGGAGCAGGCGATCGTCGCGCCGACGCAGGAGCTGCGCAGCGATGCGCGTGTTGAAGTGCTGGTGCTGCGCAAGATGGTCGGGTATCTGCAAGTGATTGCCGGCGGCGTGCGCGATATGGAAATGGCGCGGCAGAGCATGAAGGCGATGGAATGAAACGTCGACAGCGCACGCTGTTCGACGGCGAGCCGTTCACCTGCCTCGACTGCGGCTTTGTCAGCTACAATCCGAACGACGCCAAACACCGCTATTGCGCGCGTTGTCATCGCTTCATGGATGATCTGCGCAGTGACGCCGATGCGCGCTACGCGGCGCGGCGTTTTCAGGAAAGCTATCAGACACTCCTCCCGAAAAAAGGAACCAGGCAATGAGCGACACAGGCGGCACGCCAGCCGGCGGCGCACCCGCAGCGGACGGCGGTAGCGCAGCGTCCGGCCCGGCAGCGGCCACACCGCCCAGCGGGCCGCGCCGGTCGGCGCCGGGACTGACCAGTGACCGGGGCGGCATGACGCTCTCGCAGGGCGTCGCCGCGCTGCGCCGAGGCGCCGCGCCGAGCCCGGCGCCGGCAGCGGACGGCGCGCCACAACCGTCGCCGATCCTGACCACGGAACCGGCGCCGCCACGACGCCGTGCCGCGCCGTCGCAACCGCAAGGCGCGAACGGCGCCGCCGCTGACGGCGGGCAGCAACAGCCGCCGCAACAGCAGCAACCGCAGCGGCAGACCGCACCAGCCAGCGCGATCGACGCCGTGCTCGCCGCGCTGACGGGCGCCGACCGTGGCGCTGATGGCGGCCAGCAGCAGCAAGGTAGTGAGCCGCAACCGGCGCCGACCAACGCGTATCTCCAGGGCGTGCCGCTGACCATCGAAGGCCAGCAGCGGCATTTCACCGTGCCCGAATTGACCGACGCGGTGTCGAAGGCGAGCGACTACACCCGAAAGACACAGCAACTCGCCGAGCAGGCGCGCACGATCAACGAGCGGGCGCAGACCATCGATCAGTTGCTGCCGATTCTAATTCCCGAAATCGAGCGACAATTGCAGGCGATGGATGGCGGCGGTTTCGCCGAGCCGGACTGGATCGCGTTGTCCGCCGATCCGGCCGAGTATGCTCGGCAGAACGCCGCCTGGCGCGTGCATCAACAGCAGCGCGAGCAAGAGCGCGGCCGGCTGACGCAGATCATGCAGGCCAACCAGCAACGCGAGGCGCAGCAGCGGGCGGAACGCGTGCGTGTCAGCCATGCCGAGTTGGTGCGGACCCTGCCCGGCTGGGGCGATGAAAAAACCCGCAACCAACTGATCGGGGAAATGCGCGCCTGGGGCGCCAAGAACGGTTTCCCGGCCGCCGAGCTCGATCAGATCGTGGAGGCGCGGCATATCCGAACGATTGCCTGGGCGATGATCGGCCAGCGCATGGCGGAGGGCGCGCGTACCGCGACCTTGCAGGTGCCGCAGGTGAGGCGCGGCGGCGCACCGGCCGCGCCGGCACCGGCGGCGGTGCGCAACGCCGAGGAACGCTTCGCCGCCACCCCGAACGTCAAGAGCGGTGTCGGGCTGCTGATGGCGCGGCGCGCCGCGCAGCGCGGCAACGGCGCGGCCCGATGACCAACGAAACGACCGACTTTGACGAAGAGCTTGGCAAGCTGATCTCAGAACTGGCAGCGCGCCCGGTTGAGATCGACAGTCGCCGCGTGCGCTGGTGCCTTGATCACGACATCCCGCCGTTCGCCAACGTTGCGGACGGCGGGTACGAGGCGTGGCAACTCGTGACGGACAAGGAGCTTGAAGGTGGCTGACCCGGTATCCAAGACCACCGTCCCTTTTGGTGACGGTTCGCTATGCTCTGGCGGCTTATGGATTGTCCGCGTTAGCGTCACATGCCCAGTGTGCGGCGCCCCACCGACTGGTGGCTGTCTCCGCGATCTGGAGTTGGTCTCTCGCGAAGAGATTGAAGGCAACGACCATGAGTGACAAGACGACCGCACTTGAGGTCTGGATCGAGAACGAGAAGGAGCGCTTGGACGAGTTCGCTAATTGGTGGCGCCTTGGCCGACCGAGAACTGACTTTCCGTTGGCCATGCCTGATGGCGAATGGGATGAGCAATATCGCGCTTGGAGCGGAATATGAAAGACAACGAGAGCGCTTCCTCAACGACCCGATCTTACGAGCAACGCTGCATCACCTGTCGCCATAGCCACTTGCAGAACGAAGCGATCGGAGACTGTCGGGTGTTCCACAAAGATGTGCTCCACGAAAATGTGGAACCCTGCGGCAGTTACGCTGGTCGCGGCAGCGATGACGGCGCTGGTCAATCTGCTGGATGGGGATGGGAAGCATAAAGCCGCCAGGGAGCCGGATTCGGTCAAATAGTAATTCGCTATTTGACAGAGCGGCGCGGCTGCGCTGATATCGCCGCCAGCCGGGCCATGGCAGTCGCAGGACCAAGCAACGCCCGGTGAGCCGGTGGAGTCTTGCCAGACCAACCATCCCGGCGACGACGTGCCTCTGCGGCGGTGACCAGTGCCGCGCCCTCGCCGGCCAACCGGAGTCGCGTCGCGACCAACCGCACGGCCCGCCTGAAGCGGCATCCGGCTCCTATGCGGAACCCCGGTCACGGGCGCGGCTTTGCAATCCGCGTGCGGCGACCAACACGCAGACCCACGGCTTGCAATCGTGGAACGGCGTCACGGTTCAACGCGCGCGGTGCATCGCCGGGCGCACGCAACAGGAGTGAGGAAATGGCCCTTCCGGTCATGTCGCCGGCACCGGCAAACACCTATATCGAGACCACCGCGCCGAACGTCCGCGAAGACCTCGCGGATATCATCTATCAGATCGACAAAGACGAGACCCCAATGGTGTCGATGCTCGATAGCGTCGGCGCCGATCAGGTGCTGACCGAATGGCTGCTGCAAGAACTCAACCCGGCCGCCAATGTGCCGCAGCCCGAGGGTTTCACCGCCGCGATGAGCCCGGCCAAGAAGCCGTCGCGGTTGAATAACATCTGTCAAATCCTCGCCCGCACCGTGTCGGTGTCCGATACGCTGCGCGTGGTGCAGCAGGTCGGCGAGGAAGAATTCGCCCGTCAACTCCTGCTGCGCGGTCAGGAGCTCAAGCGTGATCTGGAACTCGCCATCACGTCGGAGTCGGTAAAAACCATCGCCGACCCGCGCGCGCTCGCCGGGTTCCCGACCTGGTGCAGCGTCGGGTCGGTCGGCGCCGGGGCGGGCGTGCTGCCGGTCGGCGACGGCACCAACGGGCACACGCCGGGGACGCTGCGCGATCTGACCATCACCATGGTGGAAGACTGCCTGCAAGCGAATTTCAACAACGGCCAGGTGCCATCGGCGGCGCTGATGTCGGCCAACATCAAGCGCTATTTCAGCGTGCTGGCGGCGACCACCGGCGCGCCGACCACCAACCCGATCGTGCAACAGAATATCCTGATGTCATCGTCGGCGCAGCCGGTGACACTGAATGGTGCGGTGGATGTCTACCGCTCGAATTTTGGCGAGATTCAACTGATCCCCGATCGGTTCATTCCCGCGCACATCATCGAACTGGTCAGTCGGGATTTCGTGGAGCTGGCGCCGCTGCCGAACCGCGACATGATCGAACAGGACTACGGCAAGACCGGCGATTCCACGCAGGGCGGCATTGTCTGGGAAGGCACGCTGCGCGTCACCGCACCGAAGGCACAAAGTTGTGTCTTCGATTTGAACCAATAGCGGAACGACAGGACACGGCCCGATGGCTCTGGAAAACACCCTGCTCGATATCCATCACCCGGACACCGGGCGGCGCACCCGCTACGTGCAGACCGAGAACGGCGCGATCATCGTCAACGATCAGGACCGCAGCGCCATTCTCGCAGCCAACGCCATCGAGCGGTCGATGTTCGACAAGTGGAACGCCTACAAGGCCAACGTCAGCAGCGGCGGCTGGACCAAGGTCGCGTCCATCCCGGCGGCGGATTTCTGGGCACTCGATGCGCGCGGCGTGACCCGCCATCCGGCCTCGCTGCGCGCCTGGCTCAATCGCGACGACACCCGCGCGTTCCGCACCGACGACTGCCGAAAACTCTAAGCCCGTGGCACGGCGCAGCAGAGGGAAACGGCCGATGATCGACCCCGATCAGTTCAAAATGCAGCCACCGCCGGCCGCGCAGGCGACGGCTGATGGCGTGCCGCTGGAGCTGCTGCAAGCCACCTATCCGCCGGACATTCTGCCCGGCCTGGTCGCCAAGGCGACCGGGCAAGCCTATCTGCCGGTGGACGATCCGAGCCGCTATCCGCCGCCGCCACCACCGCCCGACGATATCGCTTCGAGCGACGAAGCAGGCGATGACGCGACGCTGCGGGAAGGCGACCCATTGGAACCGGCGGTCTATCCGCCGGATATCCTGCCGATGCTGGTCGCGAAAGCGACCGACACGGCGGACAACCCGGCGGACGATCCGAGCCTGTTCCCGCCGCCGCCGCCACCGCCCTCCGACACCGCGTCGGGCGCTGATCCAATCGCCCCCGCCGAACCGGGGCCGCCCGGCAATATCGACGTGCCGGCGGTAACGCAGGACGGCGACACGCTGGCATGCACGATGGGCAACTGGAGCGGGGAACCCTACGGCTACGCCTATCAGTGGCAGCTTGATGGCAGCGACACCGGCGCCGACAGCGACACGCTGGTGGTCACAGCCGGTGACGTTGGCAAGACCGCAACCTGCGTGGTGACCGCGAGCAACGACCTCGGCTCTACCGCTGCGCCGCCGTCCAACGGCGTGGTCATTGCCGCGTTCACATAAAGGAGACGCGCCACATGGCTGATCCTGTCCTCACGACACCGACGCTGCCGGTCGGCCTGCTGAACAAGTATCTGCATCGCGCGCCGCCGCGCGGATCGACCTATACCAGCGCCGTCGATACGGCAGCGGCGGCCGTGGTGTGGACGGCGCCGGTGTTCCGGCGCGCCAACTTCGCGGCCGGCGGCTATCCCACCGACCCGACCCTGGCGACGCCCGCGCTGCCGAGCGGCATCCACCATACAGTCGAATACGCCGCCATCGCCGATGCCACGTTCAAGGCCGCCGTGGTGACCGCGCAGAACGCCGTGGTGTGGCCGGCGCCCGGCTATCCGCACAGCAATTACGGCGTCTATCCGTGACATGGCGACGCTGGCGCAACTCAGTGCTGATGTGGCGGGGTGGTTGGATCGCCGCGACGTGGAGCCGCTGATACCCGGCTGGATCGCGATGGCCGAAGCCGACATGCGGCAGATGCTGCGGGCGCGCTGTATGGTGGTGAAGGCGACGCAGCAGATCGACGCGCCGCTGATCAGCCTGCCGGCGGATTTTGCCACCATGGCGTCGATCCGCGATCTGACCACCGGCAAACTTCTCAAACTGGAAGACGATTTCACTGGGCCGCTGTACGGCGACGGCAGTTGCCCGGTGACCAGCTATCGCTTGCAGGGCGACTGCATCGAATTCCTACCGCATCCGTTCATCCCTGATCCGCCGCTACTGTCCTGGGTGCCGCAGCCGGTGGAAATGACCTGGTTCCGTGCGCCGAAGCCGTTGCGCGACCCGCAGGATACCAACCCGGTGCTGGAACAGCATTACGCGGTCTATCTGTTCGGCACCTGTAAATACGGCGGTATGTTCGAGCTCGATGACGACCGCGCCACGCAGATGAAGACCGCGTTCATCGAGGCGGTGACGGCGGTCAATCTGTGGTTCGAAACGTCGACCTA